CAGCAAGTGCGGGAACTCCTGTTGCTTTCCGATCTGCTGTAATTACTTATCCACATGTGGCTTATGACAGCACTGCAAATAAACAAGTATTATCTTTCATTAAATCTGGTGTTGGTGAAATAACAGTCGGTACTTTAACAGGTACTACGCTATCATGGACTGCATCTACTATATATTTTACGGGAGACACTTCAACCAGTGGCTACCCAGCGTCCACGTATGACCCTGATACTTCAAAAGTAGTTACATGGTACAGACGCCAGACAGATGGTACAACGGTTGGCCTTGGTACAGGCGTAACTTTTCAAGCAGAGTGGTCAACTACCAACTTAACAGCAACCAACTTCGTAGGATTTGCTTCAGAAGCAATAGCATCAGGAGCTACGGGTGTGATTAATCCCATAGGTGGTGTTTCGTCAAATCAAACAAGTTTAACCATCGGCTCAACCTACTACGTCCAAGGCAACGGCACAGTATCAACAGTATCAACCTCACCTGCTGTGAATGTTGGTAAAGCGATCTCAGCAACATCATTACTTTTAAAAGGATAAATTTATGAAAACTATTACATGCTCTGAAAATTGCTCAAAATATTTAGTGGCTGACGACTACTCTGTTGTAGTCAGTGCGAACAATATTGAGATGGGCGATCCGTCTAACCTAGACTTTATTATCGGTGACCTTAACTCCACCAATTCTACTGTAATCGAGGGCGTAACTACTCCTGATGATTGGTACGGCTGTAAGTACAACTGTGCAGCAGATGGTACATGGACAGCGGTAGAAGGTTGGGTTGATCCGCGTATTGAAGCAGAGTAGTTACCATGCTGTCTGCGTTAAGTGCGTTAATAGGTCCAGTATCAAGCATTCTTGATAAGGTTATTCCTGACAAAGATTTGCGTGAACGATTGTCGCATGAAATTGCAACAATGGCTGAAAAACACGCTCAAGCGCAAGTCATGGCTCAGATTGAAGTCAATAAAATAGAGGCGGCTTCAAGCAGCGTTTTCGTCAGCGGCTGGCGTCCAGCAATAGGTTGGATATGCGCTATGGGTATGGCTGGTAATTTCTTGATTATTCCATTTGCGAATATGGCGCTAGAATTATCAAAAACAGGCGTAACTATACCGATGATAGCGTTGTCAGAAATGATGCCAGTGCTGATGGGTATGTTAGGATTAGGTGCCATGCGTACTGTAGAAAAAGTAAAAGCTGTAAGCAGAGAGAAATAATATGAGCTACACGATGACTTACGACAGCTTACTGGTAGATCTTAGGCGCTATTTAGAGCGAGGGTTTACTCAGGATAGCGATCAAATAGTGTTTGATCAACTCCCACGCTTGATTACCCTGGGAGAGAGGCGTATTGCGCGTGAGCTCAAAATAGAAGGATTCATCCGGGCAGTTAATCTACCGCTGGCGATTGGAGTATCAACGTATTTAAAGCCTGACCGCTGGCGCGACACTATATCGATGAATGTTTCTGGAAAGTCTATATTTGCGCGATCTTACGAATACTGCCGCAACTATTGGACAAACGAATCTGAGACTGCCACGCCTGAATTTTATGCAGATTACGACTACCAGCATTGGCTAATAGTTCCGACTCCTAATGCTGCAAGCACAATGGAAATACTTTATTACGAGCAGCCAGCTCTTTTGGGAGATGATTTCCAAAGTAATTGGCTGACAGAATATGCGCCTGATGTCTTATTATATGCCGCACTTCTGGAAGCAGCTCCATTTTTAAAAAATGACGAACGAGTTGCTATGTGGACTGGAATGTATGATCGTGCAGCGCAAGCGCTGAATGGCGAGGATTTAAGTAAGATTATGGACAGATCAGCAAGCAGGAGTGAAGCATAATGCCAAGTTATACCGATGTTTTTGGTGGAGCCAATATATACCCAAGTGAGATTAGCTACAGCTCGGTTGCTTTAACTGCCAGCATTGTGCTGAGCTGGCCCGAAGAAACGTCTACAAACGTCAATTTAGCCACTAGAATCATGGATGTTACCCCATCTGCGATAAACTTTAACATTACCCTACCTGACGCCACAAAAAGTGGTACGGGTAATACGATATTATTTAACAATAAAGGTAGCCATACATTTACTGTTTTAAATGCTGGCGGTGTTCAAGTCGGTACAATCGCTGCGGGACAAATTTGGCAAGTTTATTTAACTAGTAATACTAGCGTAAATGGCACTTGGCAGATCCTGCAATACGGAGCCACCACATCGAGCGCCAATGCTTCAGCTTTGGCTGGTACAGGTATTGTAGCTGTAGGAACTGTGCTCTCTCAGTCTGTGCCTATTACTGCATTCAACTCTAATTACACTGCTGGCGATGCTGATCGAGCACGGATGTACAACTGGACTGGAGCTGGAGGTGTTTTAACACTACCCGACCCTACCACTGTTGGCGATAACTGGTTTTTATACCTGCGTAATTCAGGATCTGGACAGATTTCAGCTACTCCAACGGGTTCAGTTCAGATTGATGGGACAGGAACTTTAGCGTTTCAACCGGGCGAATCAGCAATAGTTGCTTCTGATGGAACCAACTTCTACACCATAGGATTTGGTAAATCAGCGACTTTCGCATTTGATTACACAGTAATTGATGTGCCCGGATCGGGCAATTTTGTGTTGTCGGGAGCCCAGCTAAATCGAGTTGCTTATCGATTCACTGGAGCCTTAACGGGTGCTAGAAACATTATTATACCCGCAACTGTCCAGCAGTATTGGATTGATAATCGAACTACTGGGTCACATACATTCACAGTAAAAGTTAGCGGAACTACAGGTGTAGTTTTAAGCACCAATGAGCGCGGTATATTTTATTGCGATGGTAGTGTGATCTTAGACGCTGACACTGCAACTATTGGCGTACCTATTTCTATCGCAAATGGCGGTACTGGAGCCACCTCCGCAGGAGCTGCATTAATAAATTTAGGCGGTAAGTCTACGGGTATCGCTATATTTGAGTCTGCAAACCAACGGACTGCATGGACCGCAATTGGACCAGCAGACGGAGGCTCTTACTGATATGCCAATTCAAACGACAGTTTTAAAATCATCTGCAGGTATTAAGCGGGATGGTACTAAATTTGAAGGCGATGCGTATACAGATGGTCAGTGGATGCGATTTCAAAGAGGGTTACCGCGCAAAATGGGTGGGTTTAAAACTACCCAGAAGTTCCTGCAGGAAATAAGCCGTGGATTTTCTACGTTTACTCAGATGTTATTTGTTTATTGCCACTCTGGTGGAGCAAATACGCTTGAGAGGTTCACACTTGATGCAACAAGTAATAGCTCAGTCATAACCAACAGAACTCCAGTGGCTGCTTCAGCGTATGGAACTGTAACTTTGGCTGGAGCTGCTGGTTCAGTTAACATGATTGCAGTAAATGGTATTAATGTGATGTCGGGAGCTGTGGCCTTTAACAGTACATTAAATCAAACAGCAACAGATGTTGCTTCTAATATTACCGCCAATACAAGCACTCCTAATTACACTGCTGCGGCAGTAGGCGCGGTAATCACCATTACTTCAGTTACAACAGGTGATCAGGTTAATGGATTTATCATTACCAACACATTAACTACGCTGACATCTACCCTAGTTAAATTTGATTATGGATCTGACCCGTTACTAGTTAATCCTTTAAATCACTGGATGTTTGATGTTCAATATGCATCATCTACAAATCAAAATTATTTAATAGCCTCAGTAGCGCCCAACGGATCTTGCGTTTGTAATGACCAAGATGGCCAAATATTCTTTGGAGAAGTCAGAGGAATTGCTGATCTAAAAAGCATATCCTTGCCTCCAAATGCAAATGTTACTGGTGGTATTGTCAGTCTGCACCCTTATTTGTTTTATTACGGAACTGACGGAATAATTGGATGGTCAGTTCCTGGTGAACCTACAGATCTGACTGGTTCAGGTAGCGGCCTAGCTCGCGTTTGGGGCCAAAAGATAGTCAAGGGTCTACCAATGCGTGCTGGATCTGGAACTGCCCCTGCGGGTCTATTCTGGGCGTTTGATGCAGTTATACGTGCTACGTTTACTGGAGGCGCATCTGTATTTCAATTTGATATAGTAGCTACAGGCACTTCAATAATGTCTCAGTTCTGCGTTGTTGATTACGATGGAGTCTTTTACTGGGCTGGCGTAGATAGATTCTACATGTTTAACGGCGTAGTGCGCGAAGTGCCAAACAGCATGAATCTCAATTATTTCTTTGACGGTATTAATCCACTAGCTCAAAACAAGACTTTTTGCTTCCAAGTGCCTCGCTACAATGAAGTTTGGTGGTGTTATCCGCGCGGAACTGCGACAGAATGCACGCACGCTGTCGTTTACAATGTAAAAGAGCAAACTTGGTACGATACAGAGTTACCGAATGATGGAAGGTCTGCCGGACATTTTAACAACTCATTTGCAGCGCCAGTTTTGACGGGCGTCAAAAATGATGGCAGCGGATACAAAGTTTGGCGTCATGAATTTAAATCTGATGAGTATGATGGTCCTGACGTTCGTCCGATAAAATCATTCTTTGAAACTTCTGATCTTTCTACGTTAGTCACAGGTAATAACAGATATTTACGCTGCACAACGATTGAGCCAGACTTTGTACAAAGTGGTCCAATGACCGTCAATGTAACTGGTAGAGCCAACGCTAGAGCGCCAGAAGTCGTTAGCACTACATTTACATTTCCAGAATCTGCTGCAGAACCGTATGAGCAGATCGTTATGTTAAAAGAACAGCGTAGAGAGTTGCGATTTAAATTTGAGAGCAACGCACTATATGGGGATTACCAGATGGGTCAAATCATCGCGCACTTTGACAGTGGCGATGGGACGGACTTAGGATGAGCCTGAGTGTAACGCTCCCGGTTGGCATTGGTCTGAAGGACTGGGCTGACTGTTTAATCATTGATTTTGACGCATTTGGCATTTACCAGCCTTTAGATGATGTGACTCAATGGCAGGATTGGGCCATGCAGTACATTAGAGCTACTAATTTAGTGGAAGACTTTCCAGATCCTTACAGTTACGCTGTTACAGACTGGCGAGAATGGGCAGAGAGGTTTGTTCAAACAACATTATGAAATATATCGGTTATAAAAACGAAGAAATGGCAGAAAAATGGGCTCGGAAACATCTTGGTATTAAAGGTGCTCCAAAGGCTTTTAGAGCATTATCCTGTGTCGATAATAATGATGATTTTGTTTGTGTGATTTTGCTAACAAATTTTACCAAAAGAAACATTGACGTAAATATAGCAGCAAACTGCAATTGGACTCCTAAAAGCACTATAATGATGTTTAATGGTCTTTTTAAAATGATATTTGATGAACTAAAAGCAGTTAGAGCTACGGCCTTAGTCGCAGACAGTAACTTGGTTTCTCAGAAATTCTGCGAGCATCTTGGGTTTGCAAAAGAGGGTACAATGAGGAAGGCATACGAAGATAATGAGGACATGCATATCTACGGATTCCTTAATACAGAATATAGAAAACATGACTGGTGCAGGAGTTAACGATGATCAGGGAACAAATATTAGAATTTGCTAGTCAAAGTCCAGAATTCACTCAAGGTGTTGATGTTATAGAGGAGCGTCTTTCAAGAGTAGCAATGGTTCCAGAAGACCTAACAGAAGCTATTGAGATGCTTGAAACAGCTCTTCAGAATCCTGAAATGTACGCTGAAATGGTGCAGGCAGCGATTGCTGATGGATTGATTGACGAAGGAGATGCCCCTGCTGAATTTGACCCCGTATTTATTATATCTATTTTGCTTGCCCTTTACGGACTTCAAGATCGAGGCATGGCTCAAGGTTTTGCTAGGGGCGGTCTAATGGTCGCCGGAAGACATTTAGCTAATCAAGGTCAAGGCGGCGACAGCATGTTAGCTCACATCAATCCGCGTGAGGCAGAAGTATTACGCAGGATGGGTGGTCAGGGTACAGTGAACCCCAACACTGGATTAGCAGAGTATAAAAGTTTAAAAAGAATTTTAAAAACAGTTATACCTATTGCAACAATGGTATTTGCGCCAAGTCTTGGTACTCTTATAGGAGAAGGTCTAGGACTCACTGGAGCTACTGCGGCAGTAGTTGGTAGTGGTTTAGCTGGCGCAGGCACAGCAGCATTGACTGGGGGAGACCCTTTACGTGGCGCAGTAATGGGCGGTATTAGCGGTGGCGTTGGTAGTGTAGCAGGTGACTTTGTTAATGAAGGTCTGAGTTTAGGTTTGTCAGCCCCGATGGCGGCAACGCTGGGCAGTGGCTTAGTTGGCGGTGCAGCTGGAGCACTTTCAGGAGATGGATTTACAAAAGGCGCATTGCAAGGGGCTGGTGGACAGCTTCTCAAAAACTTTGCAGGTCCGAGACCTACTGGCGGTTTAAATCAATCAGCACTTAACGAAGGTTTAAATCAAGCTGGTGATATGTTTGCCGCAGGATACACGCCAGAACAGGCAATAACAGGTGGAGCCACAGCTGGATTATTTAAAGCTGGTAAAAATGCATTTAGCACTAAGACTCCATCTAAAGAAGTATTAAGTTCACTCGGACCAACAAGCAACAGGTCTCCAAACACGCCTTACTCAGCAGCTACGACAACACCTGTGAGTGGTTTAGCAGGACTTGGCGAAAAAGCTATGAACTGGATGGGTAAAAATAAAGCACAGACTTTAGGTTTAGGATTGAGTGCATTAGGTGCCCTAGAAGCAATGCCAGAAGATATAGGTCAAGCGGTATCTGGAATGTCGCCAGATCAGCAGGAGTATTTTAACAGACCACTGACCAACTGGGACTGGGATGCACTCAGAGCAGACGCTAACCGGGCCAACTTGTCTTTGACTGAGTATATGGCTGGAGATTTTAATAATTTAACGTCTGGTAAGTACAATACTAAGCCCACAGGCATGTATCGAGGCGGCTCAATGCGTATGAACCAAGGTGGTGCTCTACAAGGAGCTTCTCGCTATGTAAAGGGTAAGGGAACTGGTCGATCAGACGAAATACCAGCCTATTTGAGCGATGGTGAATATGTTATTGACGCAGAGACTGTTGCGCTACTCGGTGATGGATCAAACAAAGCTGGGGCAGAAATTCTGAATGGTATGCGAAAAAATATTAGATCTCATAAGGGTAAGGTGTTAGCACAAGGTCAGTTTAGTCCTAACGCTAAGTCACCGTTACAGTATTTAAAAGGAGGAATGGCATAATGGCAACTTTATTTAACGGAGACCCTCAAAGTGCAACATCGTATAGCTCTTCCACAACGGAGACACCAAGGTGGATGCAGGATGCTATTTATAATCAAGTTAATTGGTCTCAAAATATAGCCAATAAACCATTTGAGTCATACTCATTACCCACTGTCGCTGAACTCAGCCCCATGCAGCAACAGGCGTACACTGGAATAAGTAACGCTCAGGGAGGCTATAAAAATAACTTTCAAGCAGCGCAGGCAGGTTTGGCAAGGATGGCAAATATCCCCACCACTCCTCCAACAAACACATCAGCCACAAACACCGATACAAGTGGTCAAGTAAGGAATGATGGTCTTTTAACAATAGGCCAAGGGTATTTAAATCAAGCAGCTAACATGGGCGCAGGGAATGGCGGCAACGCTAATTTACAAGGAGGAACTACCTCCAGTAATCTTAATGCTGGTAACGGTAATGTTGTCGCGCCTACTCCACAAACTGGTGGAGCATTGTATGCAGCTAACCCATATTTGCAGCAAGCTGGTGACACTTCAGTGTCAAATGTCAGCACATATATGAACCCGTACCAAACAAATGTGATGGACGCTCTAGCACAGCAAGGCGCTCGAAATCTTAATGAAAACTTGTTGCCCGGTATCTCAGATTCTTTCATCAAAGCTGGCCAATTTGGCTCCAGAAACATGGGCGAATTCGGATCTCGCGCTCTCAGAGACACGCAAGAATCTATTTTAAGACAGCAGGCTCCATTGCTACAGCAAGGCTATGCACAGGCAATGCAATCATCTGCTGCTGACAAAGCACGACAGGCTGGTCTTGCTGGCACTGTAGGAAGCATATCCACTTCTGATTTAGGGCGTCAATTTAGCGCACTTCAAAATGTCGGTAATATGGCAATCGAAGGTCAAAATGCAAATTACAGAGATTTGACAGCATTGGAAGCGGCAGGGCAGGCAGAGCAAATGCAAATGCAGCAACAGCTCACAGCGGCTGAGAAAGAGTTTAGGGATCAAGAACTTTATCCACAGCGTCAGCTGGATTGGTTGTCTACACAAATTAGAGGGATGGCTCCTATCGTTCCACAGCAGACTTTAACTTCTGGAAGCACCACTGGAGCTACATACAATAATTCACCACTCTCGCAATTAGCAGCAGGCTTTGGCGTTTATAAAGGTTTAGCTTCAACTG